GAATGTAAATCAACTTTGCTTGATTTAACTGTTCATAAATTTGATCCTCAAGGTGTAACAGGTATCGCTATGCTTGCTGAGAGTCATCTTAGTATTCATACTTGGCCTGAAAATGGTATGGCTGTATGTGATGTTTTTACTTGTGGGGATACCGCTATACCTGAAAATGGTGTAGAATATATGAGAGAACAATTGAAGGCAACTGATATTGTGTCAAATGAATTTGTTCGTCCTTTAGAATGATTACTAATCCATTAAGTCCAGTAAAAAATACTAGAGAAACTTATAGTAAAGAACTTGAAAAAGTAATTACTGAAGTTCAGGTTCAGTTCGCTGACGAACATCCAGCATGGATCCCTTACGAGACTTTACTGGCTATCAACAAGACCACTAATTGATTTTATATTATGCGTGATGAATTTGTATGGGTTGAGAAATATCGACCCAAGACTATTGATGAGTGTATTCTTCCTGACAATATTAAGAATACATTCAAAGCTTTCCTAGATAAAGGTGAGGTTCCTAATCTTCTTTTATCTGGACCTCCTGGATGTGGCAAAACCACTGTCGCCAAAGCCTTATGTAATGAACTTGGAGTAGATGTTTATGTCATTAACGGATCTGACGAGGGACGATTCCTGGACACTGTCAGGAACAATGCGAAGAACTTTGCTTCGACCGTATCGCTTTCGTCAACTGCTAAACACAAAGTCATCATTATTGATGAAGCAGATAACACGACCCCAGATGTACAACTCGCCCTACGGGCATTTACTGAGGAATTTATTGGTAATTGCAGATTCATCTTCACCTGCAACTACAAAAACAAGATTGTTGCTCCCCTCCACTCCCGATGTGCAGTCATCGATTTTGCCATTAGGGGAAAAGAAAGACAGGAACTTGCAGGAAAGTTCTTCCAACGGCTCCAAGAAATCTTGGGTACAGAGGGTATTAAATATGATAACAAGGTCCTGGTAGAACTCATTCAGAAACACTTCCCTGATTGGAGACGTGTTTTGAATGAGTGTCAGAGATACTCTTCTGGTGGAGATATTGACTCTGGTATTCTTGCATCTTTCGCCGCGGTAAAAACAGATGACCTCTTCAAAAGACTTAAGGAGAAAGACTTTTCTAGCGTCCGTAAGTGGGTTGTTAATAATCTTGATAACGATCCCGCTGTTCTTCTTCGTAGCATCTACGATGCCTGCTATAACAATCTTGAAGGTCCTGGTGTTGCTGCAGCTGTCCTTATTATCGCTAAGTACCAGTATCAAAGTTCGTTCGTGGCTGATCAAGAGATAAATATTCTCGCTTGTTTAACTGAAATTATGGTGGAGTGTCAATTCAAATGAGTAAAAGTAGACAGAAAAAGTCCAGATTTTATTATTATTTCTGGGGGTTAGCTACCGTAGCCGTAGTCATAGGTCAAATTTATGTTGGTTCTGGATATAGAGTCATGGCCAACTCAGTTGATAATTTTTTGGAGAAAGTAGAATGAATGTAAAAGTATTTCGTATGAACACGGGTGAAGAAGTAATCTTCAACCTTATTAATGAAGATGAGAAGACTATTGAGATTGAGAATCCTCTAGTTGCTATGCCAAACGCACAGGGTTCTATTGGATTTGGTCCCTGGTCTTTTCTTCAAAAGAAAGACACAACCCTCACTATTGACAAAAGTTTTATTGTCTATATCTGTGATGCTAATGGTGAGGTTGTAGAGAATTATGAGAGTATCTTTGATCCTAATAAGATCCAAACACCTAGTAAGAAACTAATTCTATGAAGAAACTGATTCTATTACTAGCTGGTAGCCTTGTCTTTGCTGCTCCAGCTATGGCACACAGGAGGTATCCCAATCATCCCAACTATGGGAGACCTCATCATCATCACCCAAGATATATTCCAAAACATAAACATTGTCACTATCATAACAGTAATGGTCTTTGGCATTGTCACCGTCATTCTCACGGTGGTCCAGGTTACGGACACCATGGAGAGAAGTATCTTCATAGAGATTTGAATATACCACCAAGACCACTTATTGAATTTCACTTTTGATGGAACCCGAACTGAAGGATTGGCTGAACTCTATCAACTTCAATAAGGAAGACCTTACTGAAGATGATGAAAATATCATCAAGTCATATCCCCCCTTTATTATTAACAAATGTCTGTCAGGTCATCTTGACACTGTACTTTTTGCCAATGAAATGAATAAGTGTCATTTCTTAGATAAAGATATGCAATATAAATTTTATCTAAATATCTTGAGAAAGAGAAAGAGATTTTCTCCTTGGATTCGGAAGGATAAAGATTCCGATCTTGACATCGTCAAATCATACTATGGTTATAGTAATGAGAAAGCTCGTCAAGTCATGAGGATTTTATCCACTGAACAAATCGATTACATGAAACAACGACTTGACATTGGTGGTAAAAAATGACACAAACAACTGAACCTCAGGTTTCTTGGTCTCAAAATAAGATGATTGAGGTCAAGTTAAATGAACCTGATGATTTTTTGAAGGTGAGGGAAACTCTTACTAGGATTGGAGTGGCTTCACGAAAAGAGAAGAAACTTTACCAATCCTGTCATATTCTCCATAAACAGGGTAAATATTACATCGTACACTTTAAGGAGTTATTTGCTCTTGATGGCAAATACGCTAATCTTACTGTTAATGATGTTCAGCGTAGGAATCGTATTACTCGGTTGCTTTCTGACTGGGGTCTAGTGTCAGTTGTTATTGAAGATAATATCCTTGATATTGCTCCTTTGAATCAGATTAAAGTTCTTCCTTATCGTGACAAGAACGATTGGGTATTGGAACAGAAGTATAATATTGGTAAGAAAGTAAAGGAAGAAGAATCTAAATAATTCTGAGTCTTTCGTGCAGACTCTACGAATGTCGGAAACCCGTATGAGGGAGTGTAGTTTTTACTACACCCCTCTTTTTTGTATCTGTTATAATTAGTGTGTAAGAGGTTCGGGTTCTACGGAATCCCCTTTTACGCTAAAGATGCCTTCGGGGTCTTTACTTTACATACTCGCTTACTAAGGAGAACTATGTCTACACTAGCAAGGTATAATGTTGCCAATATCGACCAACTGGTTGATAGAATCGCAAGAAATAGTATTGGAATGGAAGACTACTTCAATCGTGTCTTCACCCATGAAACAAACAACTACCCACCATACAATCTAGTTGCTGTAACTGAAGATCAGTTCAAACTAGAAATTGCATTGGCTGGTTTTGCTGAGACTGATGTAAAGGTCTTCACAGAACGGGGTAAACTGGTTATTGAGGGAGCTAAGGCTACTGACACACCTGATGACGCATATGTTCATCGTGGTCTCGCACAGAGGTCTTTCACAAGGGCTTGGACCATCGCTGATGATACCGAGGTCAAGTCTGTTGATTTTATGAATGGTCTTCTCACTGTCACTCTGGGTAGAATTGTTCCAGAGAAACATCAGAAGAGAATCTGGTATGGTTTAGACGAGACTGATAAATAATCCATATCGTCGCCGCGGGGTAAACTGGCACAATCCAGTTGACACCCCCCTTTTTTTATGCTATAATTTAATCGATAAAGAACTACCTATGCCCAAGAAAGAAAAGAAAGACAGTAAGGGTCGTAAAGAAGAGTGGAGTTGGGAAGAGACTCCTGAAACGAAAGCAGCTATTGCTCGTCTTCATGACACTATTAGTAAACTGGAATTAGAAGCACCTGATTATGGAGTTGGCAAATGACAATTAAACTTGCACTACTGAAGTCTGGTGAAGACGTTATTGCTGATATGGAGGAGATGGTTGCAAATGACCAGGTAGTTGGATACTTTTTTAAGTATCCTTGTTCTGCTAAATTAATTGGTAATGAGTTAAACAAAGAAGGTAAAGCACCATTCAAACTAAGATTGACACCATGGATGCCACTTAGTAAGGACACTACTATTCCTGTTGTTGCTGACTGGGTCATTAGTATTATGGACCCAATAGATGATTTAAAAGAAACTTACGAAAAAGGTATTAAGAGTTATGGAAATCAAGAATCTGAAGTTATTGGTGCTGATGAACAATCAGTTGATTCTGAGTCAGATTGAGGAAGTAACTTCTGAATTAGGTGAACCTGATTGTAAGTTAACTGAACCTTTTGTGGTTAGTACATCAGACGATAGGATTACTATACAAGAGGGAGTCATGGTCTTATCTCCTTGGTTAATGAATATAACCAATCAAAATACATTTATGATTAGTTCAGATAAAATCTTGACTATTGTGGACCCTAACACTAAACTTACTAAGAAATATGAGGAGATGTTAGACAGAGAATGAGATTCTATACTAATGTCCAGATGATTGGTAACAACTTTCTCGTCCGAGGATATGAAGACGGTCGGAAAGTAATGTTTCAGGAGAAGTATAACCCTACTCTCTTTGTCAAATCAAAGAAAGAGACTAAGTGGAAAACACTTGAGGGTCAATATGTTGAACCTATTCAACCTGGATTGGTAAGAGATTGTAGAGAGTTCATCAAAAGGTATGATGGAGTAGAAGGATTCAGTGTCTATGGAAACGAGAGATATGTTTATCAATATATCTCAGACAAGTATGCTGAAGAAGAGATTAAGTTTGATATTAATAAAGTCGGACTTGTCACGATGGATATTGAGGTCCAGTCTGAGGAAGGATTCCCTAGTCCAGACTCATGTTCTGAAGAGATGTTGTCTATCTCTATTCAGGACTATGCGACCAAACAGATTACCACTTGGGGTCGTCATCCCTATACGCCATCACAGAAGAATGTAACTTATCACTACCATAGTGATGAGATTGCAATGCTTGAATCTTTTCTGTATTGGTGGGAACAAAATACTCCTGATGTGGTTACTGGTTGGAATGTTCGTTTGTACGATATTCCATATCTCTGTGGTCGGATGTCTCGTATCATGGGTGAGAAGAAGATGAAGCAACTCTCACCGTGGAAGATGGTAGACCATGATATGATTGGTATCTCTGGTCGTGAATATAATGTCTACTCGATTGTTGGTGTCACTACACTCGACTATCTGGAACTCTACAAGAAATTTACTTATGTAAA